AATTCAGGGGCCACAAATCTGTGTGAGATGTGGCCGGGAACCTATCGATATACTCGCCTTGCACCTAATCACCTTACCGAACACGCACGGGCAGGCAGACTTGATTCTGAGCTCATCGGTCTCAAATTTGTCCCAGTCAAAAAATAAGGAAGGTACTAATGATGTGTAACTTATTGATTTAGATGGTGCCGATAAGAGGAGTCGAACCTCCGACCTTCGCATTACGAATCTGTAGTACCAATCATAACTATCTGTTTTAGCAAGCATTAACCGCATTCACTAAGCTATAGTTGATGGCACAAACAGAAAGTTGATGCATGATGTTGTCATGTGTATGTCACAAATACGGCACAACGATCTTCAAACATGTAGCCACACATCCACAGAAGAGCACAAAGCCTTGAAATCCAGTGCAAAGCTTTTGGTACCTTGGTTTGGTCTAACGTCAAAGGGCAATCATCAAACTCACCAGAATGAACATCGTTGATGATGTAGGTGATCGCCACAAACACTGGCGAAGTAACATTGTAGTACCCGGTTGAGACTGGTATCTCTTCACGCTTACCGTTCTCCTGATTCACCAAGTGATGTTTTTGGTGTATTTGTTGCAAAACAAATTAAAATATTTAAATGCGGCGTGCTTTGTATTCATGCCGCATTTTCATTTATATTATACAGATTTCAATCTCTGCCATTGCTGTATGTATCGGGCTAATTGCAGCCATATCAATTGAAACTCGCATGCCTCCTGCTCCTGCAGCAGATCTTGATATTGTGAATGCTCCACTCCGCCCAGCAGAATTTTGATGAACAACAGCGGGTGTAGATGTTGTTACATCCATAAACTTGATATCGCAAGTTGTCTGGTTTCTCCCATTAGACGCCAGTGTTGGTATGCTGAGCATGTTATATTTCACATGGCATTGATGCCCTGCAGGGACAATAAAGAATCCGGCATTAGTTACATCCGTGCCATTAACTCGCGCGCTAATAGTAATCTTTCCATCTTCATGGAATCCATTATAACCAGCCCAGGCTGTTGATATTTTAGAGTCAGGAACTGGTCCGCTCGTTTCTCCAATAGCAGAGTAAGAGTTGCTTGAACTGAAAATAAATTGCCTAGAATCAAATTCACCAGCACCAGAAGGTGCGACAACTTTTAAAACCTCATTCACGGTCTGACTAAAACTATTTCCTTCAATAAGCAAAGGAAATGCAAAGCCTCCGCTTAACACTGCTGTAGATTTAGTTACAAGAATATCAACCTGATTAGCCAGAAACCAGTTACCTGATATTGCCTTAGCACATTCAGATGCAGGATTTGTTACTGTCGATGGAATTGTTATTGATAATCCCACTGGATTGTTTTCAACAGTGTTACCAACAAAACTTAAAGCAACATTATACCCAAACACTGCACCCTGTACCGTGTTTTCAGAAATTGTACATCCATGTATTGTCTGACTTCCTGCGTGACCAGCTGCACTTAGTATAATTCCAGTTTGGTTTAAAACAAACTCGCAGCCAAAAAATCTATTTTGGTCTGAATATCCTTTCCCAGCAGTATTACGATCAATGCGAATACCAGTGCCACACCATAATGTACGTATCCCGAAGAAGTTATTAAGATATACAGTTCCCATAAACCTAATGCCGTGGTCGAAATATCTAATATGCACATTCTCGAAAGAACACTCTCGCACATGATACAAGCCTCCATTTACTGTTTCGTCAACTGTTATCGCGTACTGACTCCATCCAGTTGACATGGCAGATACCCCTTCCAGCATAATGTCGCGGATAACTACGCCAGTTATACCCCATTCAAAACGGTAACCATCTTCAACTGGAGTGAGGACAAATCCGTTAACCCCGACAGGAAATTTTAGACATGGCATTTGGCGAGCAGACACTGCAGATCCGCCATTGCCAGTGATTTTTATTGGTTTGCTGATTATCAGTGGTGCTGTAAGATTGTAATATAAAGGTGGCGTTTGTACCGTTAGCGAACCGCCCCATGGGGTTGCATCGATAGCAGACTGAAAACCAGTTGTGTCATCATCTGTACCATTACCACTGGTGAACCAAACGGTTTTTATCTCATCGCCAATCTGTCGTTTCCATCTTTTTCCAGAAGCATCTACCAGTACAGTCCCACCGTTATCAGGTGTTGATGTGTCTGAAGCGTCAAGAAAAAACCAACCCTCACCCCCATCATTGTCATGTTCTCTTCCTACGCATTTTATTTGCGTTCCAGAAACGTTAGATGCCCTTATTTGTTCATAAGTCGCCCCAACAATATAAGACTCACCATCAACTGCTGCTAATTTGTCTATGAATGCTGGCAATGCCTGATCAGGGTCATACTTCAGCACATTAGGAAAATAGAACTGCTGCGCACCATACGCATCATATACAGCCATAGAATGGCCTTGCACAGTTACAAACTTGGCTATTTGCCCGTTATATACCGGATATCCAGCAGCGTTAATGATGATGGGTTGCGAAACAGGAACGTGAGAACCGTCTTCGTTCTCCACATAAACCTGAATCTGGTTTTCAGGGTTTACCGGGTCAGTGTCAATTTTACCGATATAAATTTTGCCATTGGCTACCGCTTTAAAAGAACGCGCCATAGTGAAGAGTTGCGAAGGCATACTCACTACAACATTAGCTGTAATGTCTGTCATTTAATTTGCTCCAGATACAAGGAATCGCCGCAGCATGGCTACGGTGAGTATTTGTTTGCTTTTTGCACTACACTTTTTGTGTAGTGCTATCTCTCAAGGCCATAGCCGCTGAGTAGCTACGGTGAATTTTGGGCATAAAAAAACCCAGCCGAAGCTGGGTCGTTGCGTTGGTTATCTGTCAGTAGTTATGTACTGAAGGAGGCAATTCTTTATTCTTAAGTCTCATCCATGCGGAAAGATTCGTTGGTCCGTCTGGCTCATTGATATCAACATCTCGTGTGTGGTTGATTAAAACGTCTCTCGCCATTCCGATAACATACGAGAACTCATGACCGTAGTCGTAGCATCTGCCGGAATAGTTCGATTGAATTTGTTTTAATGCCGGATACAGTTCGCGGAATAATGCCTGTGAACGGTTGGCATAATCCCATAACCATACAAGGCTGTTTGCTTCTTTTGCAGAAAGCTCGTTGGTTTTCTTCTCTTGTTTTCCAATGAACTCACCTTCAAGTGGAACTCGAGCTGCAAGTGATAGTGCTTCGGTAAACTGCTCCTCACTGATTTCTTTGTACGAACATCCAAAATGGGATTTTAGTGACGACCACATGGTGATCATCGCCTTAGCCTGTTTTTCTTTTGGCAGAGACTGACCGCGACTCATGACGAGTTGTTTAATGGCTTCCTGCTGTTCAGTGGTGATTTTCCCCGGCAATGCCTTTTTAGCTTTGCGCGGGTTAATCACATGGCCTTTAGTCCAGTACTCGTAGAGCACATCGTCACACTCTTCCTGATACTGGATTACCTTGTCGCGGATTTCAGGGCGGACTTTGTTAGGACTGATGGTTTGCAGCCAGCCATTCAGTTTACGCAAAGCAAGGCAAATCATGGTCTGCACACCACCAACTGAAGGTATTGCGATTTCCACAATACCTTTAGCAAATCTTTGTTTTAACTTTGTAAACTGTGAAGCCCAATCCATACCCATGCCTTCAACGATAGGTTTCATTGGGGTATACGGTTCGCCGTTGTGATTGACGACATAAAGCTCTGCGCCGTGGAATGGCACGTTGATAGTAGATACTGCTGTTGCTATACTTTTCATGTCAGTTTTTCCTCAAAATTTACTGGCGATTTAAGCCCGAGCTACTCGCAATAGCTTGGGCTTTACTCATTCTGGACAAACAATTCCATCCTTAGCTACTGACTCCTTTAGTCTCCTCAATACCTCATTACTGAACGACCGATCATCCTTTTTCGCGGACTGCTCCAAAGCCTTTTCCAGCCATTCTGGCATCCTTAATGTCTTAACTTTCATTTTTGCTCCTTTGTATGTGGTACGCATACATAGTATTTAGGTACGCATTGATAGTCAATAGATACCTACATATCCTGTGGTAAAAAATTATTCAGGATGCGCCGATGTCTGATCGTAAGTACAAAAACCCTCAAGTGAATCTGAGGCTTCCTGTAGAGATAAAGGAGCGTCTTATTGAACTAGCTGAGGCTAATTCTCGTTCATTAAATGCTGAGATGGTCGCAGCACTTGAAGCATGGACCGAAAAAAACAAACACATTCAAGCACTAGATCTTGCAACTATAGCATCGCGACTGATAGAGCTTGAGCATGATGTTGAGAAGTTAAAATGTATGCATGGCAATGGTGAAAAATGAAACGTATCGCTATCCTATTGCTCCTGTGTCTCTCGAGCATAGCTAACGCAGAAACAAAATCAGACGATAGCAGTTTTGATGAAATACAAGGCCTCATGATAGCTTCGAAAATGGCTGGTATGTGTGGTGCAATCAAACAAATGGCAATATTCCAAGAATCTACAAACATGCCGGGTGGGAATGAATTCTTACAGAGATTCCTTACTACAGAGCAAGCAAGGCTTGGGATGACTCCGCAGCAATTTCTTGAAGCATGTCAGAAATCAATCTCTATTTATACCACCTATTACAATATGAGCTCTGAGAAAAAATAGACTAGGATCTCAACAGCTTCCGCGTCCCTGAGTAATTCTGTTGCGGATTTGCTTCTTGCGGTGGTTTAGGCTGGAGAGCTTGGCTTCTGCTTCTGATATTTGCGCATCCAAATCTTTTAGTTCAAGATCTGAAAGGCGCTGGTCAAGCAGGGTTTGGTTTAACTCAATGTTGTTCAGACGTTCTTCTATAGTCATATTGTTACCTTAGTGGGAGATTAGTATGATTTCTGCTATTTTATCGGTGCTGCTAGCGTCATTATTCATCGGAGTGGTGTTGATCTCCCCGATGCCAATAATATCAATATTATTCATCTTGATGATCGGCTGGTTGTGGCTTAAAAAGGCAAGAAACGATTATTTTTTATCCATAAGAGATAAGCAATTGGAGCTTTTCCGCTTGGGGTACACTGGCGACTTGCCATTCTTAACATACCAAAAAAAGTAATAATCAAGCCGGGTCACTCCGGCTTTTTGATATGTCGCTCGCAGAACTCAACAAGCCTGCTCATTAAGTAGCAGTAAGTCTCATTGGCTCTTCCTGGTTCAACATCAACGCCGACCCTTGAGCAGATATCGAATGCCATGTGAGCGCACTCATGGGCAATAGTAGATAGTTTGCCATTGAACACGCCTATCACATGCAAAACACCATTCTCGCTACTCATTGTATGAGACGCTCCGTTGGCGTCCGAGTCATGCACGTCCACGCCAAGTTTTTGATGCAGGCGTTGCCATTCTGGAAAGTCTCTGCAAAACACAATTGTACCGCTCTCAAAGAGCGGAACAAGCATTTTTGGTACGTTTCCAATGTTAACTTTTTTCATGGTATCCTGCTCAAAACTAAGGAGGTTGGTGTGAAGCGATTGATTGTAGGGCTTGCTGTAGTTGCTTTTTTTATCTTCTCGGCTTCGACTGGTTACGGAGTTAGATTCTCATCATCAACAATCAACGATAAGATTGAATGCAGATACATAAGCGTTTCCGGCAAATTCTCCAGAAATTACTGGTATTCAGATAATGGAATCATGGGTATTAGCAATTGCCCTTTATTTGACAGATAGCCATCCGTGGCTTTATGGAGATTAACATGGTAACAGTTGGTTGGATTATCGCGTTCCTTATTGCATTTTGGGTTGGTCGTCACTGGCTGTAGTCTCTTGCTGAGATAACCATGTGATAAACCCCGTGCGAGCAATAGTTTTTGCTTCATCTGTTGATAGGGTTTTCTCCCATCTCTTAAATGCATTAGATCGCATCAGCTTCCTTTCTATTACGCGTCTCACTTCTGCTCTGTCTACTGGTGCGTTTTGCAGGCGAAATAGCATTGATTTAAACTCAGGAGAGGACAGTAGAGCATCAGCAGCCTTTATCCTGCTTGTTTTCCCTGACATCAATGCAGCCGATATTACCCCTGAAGCACCTGCTCCCAAAAGGCCAAATGAGCTTGTAATTCCTTCCGCCGCAATAGCTTTTGAGGCTATTCCATAAATTTTTGCGAGACTACCCTTTTCTTTCAGAAAGTTATTAACTTGCTGATCCACAAGGCTACTAGCATACTGCTTACCAGTATTGAGTCTATTCATAGCCTTAGCTGCTTGATAAATCGTATCAAGGCGCTTTGATGCATCTGTGCCAATAGCATCACGGAGAGCCTTCATATTGGCCCCATTGCGTGACATTCCGTTATACCATTTTACAAATCCATCAACTCCTAATTGCTGACCAGGTGATTTGGCATAGCTGGTAAATGCTTTATTCATTGAGGTGAGCGCAACTTCCTGCCGCATATCCTTTGGAATCGACTTCATTAATTGCCTAAAGTCGCCACCGTTTCCTTTTGCCATATTAACAACAGCACTTTCAACTTTTGGAATTGCTGATTGCTGAAGTTTTCTACCCAAGACGGTTACAGCATCATCTTCAATTGATTTTCGTTTTTTTACCAACTCCTTACCAAGCGTCCATAATTCCCCTGCGCCATATTTTTCTGCGACAGCCTGTTGGTCATCTGTTATGGCTGCATATAACTTTTTAAGAACACCTGTTTCTTCATCCTTGAATGGACCAGAGCCTTTGCCAATAGCTTGTCCAACCTGCTTTCTAGCGAGATCTAAACGCCCATACGTTGGCAAGGTGTTTGGATCAAGTCGGTTCAATGTCCGCTTCATTATTGGAGATAATTCATCAATTCCACCTATGTCATCAGCAAAATCCTCTAAAAAATTCAATGTATTAGTTGCCTCAATCCGGTCTCTTACAGGAACCTTTTCGGCAATTTTGTTGTAGATGTTATCTGACTGATTTTGTAATGATGAAATGGTTTTATCAAAATTATCTGCAAGCCTGTCAGAAACCAGTTGCTTATCAAGGTTTCCCCCAAATGAAGTTATCATTTCATCAGCTTTTCTTCCTAATTCAGTAATAAAACGCTTATGCGCCTCACTAATCTCTGTTCCAGGGAGACTTGCCACTGCATTATCAAGAGCTCTGACAGCAGGATTATTAGAGATCATGCCTGGAGTGGCATAATTTTCCAGTTCTAGCTCACGAATAGCATTTATCGCGTTAAAATCAGGATTAACTTCATCGGCGAAATCTTGAATAGCTCGTTGCCCACCAATAAATTTATTATCCATTGCACCAGCAGCTTTCTTTAACGTTGCTTTAGATGATTTACTGCCCATCCCTACGGATGAGCGATAAATATCTCCGGCACTATTTTTAATTTTTCCTGCAATCTTCCCAAGCGCTGGACCAACAATCTCGGCTACAGGGCCAGCCACAGCGCCAATAGCAGCGCCGGAAGCAACATCGCTATTTGTTCCATTGGCTACAATAGCCCCTTCTCCAGCACCAAGCCCTGCGGCGGCAGCCAGCCTTGCCGCCCCTTTCGGAACCTGAGAAATAATCCCACCACCACTAACAAATGGCGCTGCTTGTCCAACGAACTCACCAACATCTTGTGCGGTTGATGGTTTTGCCGCTAACTTCTGCTGTAGAGACTGAATTGCGGCTTGCTCTTCTGGTGTCATATCCTGAAACAGGCCAACACCTTTACCAACATCCATCAATCCACTGAGAACGCCATACATAAAACGGTCGAAACCGTTAGCATTATTAACAACATTTTCCTGTCTGGAATTTTCCCCTGGTGAAACCAAAGGTGATTGCTGCTGTTCTGGTTGGGCATCAAGCACAAAACCATCAGGAAGCTGTGAGTTATCAGGCTGTTCATCCAGAACAAACCCCTCTGGTAAACCTACATTGGTTGCCATTGTCCGTTCCTGTAAATAATTTTCTGACCAGTTTTAGGATTTTTCGCGGTCATACCTTCTCGAAATGTTTGACCGCCAGATGTTGCTTGTTGTGTCTGTTGTTGCGCAGGCTGCTGAATATCTTCATAAAGCTTGGCTTTTCTGGATTGCAATTGCTTAGTTAGTCCGCTGGGGAGAGAATCTCCATAAGTTGAAAGATAATCATCCATTTGCTGATTAAACTTTTCACCTTCAGTATTTGCCATCAGTTTTGCGGTGTTGATTAAGTCTTGGACTTGCTCATTATTCAACATCTTGCCGTTAGATAATTGGCTAACATAGTTACCAAGTGTGCCGAATATTCCATCAGTGCGTTTTACCTGTACTTGCTCACCTTCGCGCACCACAGATTGCGGATCCAGTGATTTCATATAGTTGAAAATCATTCCCAACTGCGCGGCTGGAGTGTTACGCTTCCCGAGGGCTTGTAGGTTGTCAGCAGCACTGCGCATTGCAGAATAATTCTTTGAGAACCCATTAATATCACTATTCAGATCTCGAACAAGTTTTGGGTCAATCTTTCCGCTTTCCTGTTGTTTCATCCCTAATTCCTGCAACTTCAGGGCTACGTTATCATTATGCATTTGTGCCCGCTGAGCCCTGTCTAGTTGAGCGTTCTGGATATTTGCCCATCCTCTCGCATTCTCCATATCAGCCTGACGGATGCTTTCATCCAATCGCCCTTTCTCAAGTTGGCGACCAACCATCTTATCCTGATAATCCAGCATTTTATCCGGGCCAACAGCCCCTAGCGTCATAGTAGTCAGCATGTGTGATAGCTGCTCTGGATTCTGAATACCTGTCTGAATCATCCAGTCAGCATTAGCGCCAACGCGATTTAACCTGTCCTTGTTGTCAGTAATGAATTTACTGTAGGCTTCCGGTCCCTGAGAAAGAGCGACGTTAGCCCTCATGGCTAAATCGCCCATATCGTTGCGTTGCTGATCATTAAGACCGGAAAACGCCTGTTGTGCCTGTGCAACAAACGCTGGATTTTCCTGGGCAAACTTAAATAATCCCGATGGATCACCAGAAGCCCATGCATCAGCGTGAACCTTATTGAACGCACTAATCGCTTTCTGTTGCTGTTCCTGATTGTAAATATCAGCAACTCCAGCCAGACCACGTAACGCGGTCAGACCAACGTTATTTGCACCTGAGCGAGCCAGTTCATTGTTTTCGCGGATCAGACCAAGCGTTGCGTTAATGTCGCTTGCCTTTGGCGCATTCTCATTTTGCGCACCAATTCCAGCCAGAAAACCACCAGAATTAATACCCTGTTGCCACGTAGCCATTGATTACCCCTTAAAACAACGAGCCAAGCAGACCAAGACCAGCACCGATACCAGCACCCCACGGAGTTGATAGCTCGAGAGCACTGGCTATGCCACCACCCAAAAGCGCACCGGATGCAGCACCACTAACACCCTGCTGCAATGCTGACGGTCGGTTGGCGTTTGCCGCCGCCAGCGCCGCGCTTTGCTGTGAAATCTGACTCATGTTGTTGGCATATGTTTGCCCGGCGTTTGCCTGCCCCTGAAGAGCGCCAAGACCAATATTTGCCAGATTCTGGTAGTTGTTCATCTGACCAGATAGCCATTGCTGACCAAGCGTTGGTGCGATTGTTGCTAACTGATTACTGGTTGCGGTGGAACCCAATCCACCTGTTGCTTCCGCTGCCGCCAGACTCTGATAACGAGCCTGACCAGCAAGATCTTTGTACTGCTGAGAGTTGTAATACTGGTTAAGTGCCTGACCTTGCCCTTCCAGAGACGATAAGTTCTCGAGGCTGCCGACATACTTCTCAGCCAGAGGAGTAAACGGCTTCAGGTTGTTCATGATGGTGTTGAACTGCTGATTTTGCAGGTCTGCGGCATACTTCTGAGCTTCTGCTGCATACTTTGCGCTTTTATCGGCTCCACCTTTCCCGCCTTTTTCAGGGCAATAAGGTTCCTCGCTGCGCAGTTTTCTGCCCAGCTTAAATGCATATAACATGGCTATCTCCCGTGATTCAGGAAGTCGATTAGTTCTTCGCGTGTAGCGCTGTAAAACGTCACGTCATCCACGCCTTTGAAGTATTTCTTGATAGTTCCCACACGCTTAAGGCCAATCATTGCGCAGTACATCTGCCCGTGGCGGAATTTGCGTGCAGCGAACGATGTGACGCACTGAACGGTGGTGTTAGTCAGAATGTATCGCCAGAACGCCAGCCCGATTTCCTTGCTGAATCCACGAACCTCTGGCAGGTACATGGCGTGGCAATCGAATGTCAGCGGCTGAATCTCCTGATAGTAAACAATGCCGCCGAACTGCCCGTGCACGTTCACCTCAAAGTAACGGCAATCAGGTTTGTAGTCGTATCCATCACCGTTGTTGCTCCCGGCAATAATGTCAGGGTGATTTCCGACTGCTTCGATCAGGTCGATGTTTCGCGTTGGTTTGAACTGAATCATCACTGCTCCGCGATTATCTTGATGGTTGTGGCAGTAAACGCCGCACCATTTGACTGGATGGTTAACGTACTGCCATTTGTGGCAAGAAAGCCGTCTTTATCCACGCTGAAAAACGTAGCTAACAGGATGTTATCGGTCGTTGTCGCCGCATTACGACTGCTGACCAGTGTGTCAGGAACAGAGCCGGAAAAGGTTAGCTGCATTGACCTGTTTGCGGTTCCGCTGGGCCACGTCCCAACAATCGACAGCTTGAAGAACATGGTTTTGTTCTCGTTGAACACAACCATCTTGTTGTTAACGGTGTCGAAGAATGGTGCCAACGTGCCGGATGACGGCGTTAGCGTTTTCAGCAGGCTAACAAGATTGGTCGGCGCTGTCGGGATGGTTACAGATACGCCAGAGTAAACAACCTCTGACTTCTTGCGAGTAGTGGCATACTCCAGAGCATCGATGCGCGTTTCATGGTCTGAAACCTGCGACTCCAGCAACTGAACTCTTGTGTCAAGCGACGAAATATCGCTTTCATTCTGAGCTATTCGTGTTTCATGGTCCTGAAGAGTTGATTCTGCCTGGCTGATTCGCTCCTCATGATTAACAAGCGTTGCTTCCGCAGCAGAAATTCGCTGCTCATGGTCAGCGAGAATCACATCCTGCTCATCGTTCCTGACTTGTGCGTCATAAGCGCCCTGTCCGGCCTCGTTGGCCTTGTTCGCCACGTTACCAACATCAGTACCCTGTGCGATAACGTACAGCAGATATGACTGCGAGAAGATATTGCGTGGAAGGACTGATGTGTCGAGCCGTGTAGCCTGAATGATTACCGGCACATTGAGATTCGAATCCGCCATTACTCAATCCTTATCTGAGCGCCAGACAGAGTGACAGGTGACTTCGTGATAACGCGTAATTTGAAGCCGACATTTTTCCTGATGCGCCCGACTCGCTTCCACAAAACGCGTTTGTCGTAAACGAACGGTTCATTCTGCTCAATCATCTGCTCACGCCCGTAATTGATGCCGTCAGTGGTTGCAGAGAGAAAAAGGCGGTCAGCATACTGCGCAACGCCAGTTGAAGATTCAACTTCAAGGTCGAAAACCCTGGCGTTATCCGCTTTGAACAACGGAGTAAACAACAGGTGTTCCTGTTGCTTGTCGTACTGGCTGCTGATATCGAACTGCAATTTGCCGATAACCGATTCCAGCTTATCTCCGCACGTTATCTGATTGCCTTCGTAAATGAAGTCGATAGCGCGGTACACATCGTCATACAGGCCTGTTTTCAGCACACACCATTGCGGACCATTGGCGCTTGAAGATGCGTCGTACACGAGAACATGGCGCGGAAGGTGGATAATCAGCAACTCATGCGCATCAAAGCGCAACGATTCCATCACGCCATCAGCCAGTTCATCAGCAGTGTAGGAGCGGAGAATTTTCTCAATGCTCGCGCTGGCGATTGGTGATACCTGACCGGAGCCGATGATGTATACAGACGGAGCACCTGTTGCCGGATTGCTGATGAACGCATAGGAATCAGCAAACGGCGTTTTGCAGTAAGTCCCGGCAATACCTTTCTGCACCATCAGTGATGGCTGTGCGACATACAAAGCGGCACCAACGGTGGTTGCACCTGTCAGGGAGAAATATTCAATCGTCGATGAACCAAAGCAGACGATGAAGTCTCGCCATGTTCCGATGCCGATGATGCCGTCAGGCTGCGATTCTGCGCGATATTGTGCGCTGTATCGGTCAGGGTGCGATTCGTCTTCAAGGTCAGTGATAAACCATGAATCCGTGCCGTCTTTTGACCACGCATAACGCCCACGTAAGCGTGTAATGTCGCGGACTGAACCTAACTCATACTGAGTGAATCCGCTGTCTGTAGGCCAGTTTGAGACGGTTTTAACCGTGCCATCATAACGATACTCGACCAGTTGACCATTAACGCCTACCGCCTGTGATGTCCGACCATGCGCCATTGATACGCGACCACTTCCAGCGACGTCACCGACTTCGCTCTCGCCTTTGTAGAGCTTCCCACCACACACGCGATAAACAGCACTCTGCGCCATGTTGTACTCGACACCGCGCGATACACCATTCACATCAGAACGTTTGGCAATGCCAGGGAATGAACGAAGATATCCGCTGCTGTTAAGGATTTCTTTGGGTGTAGCCAACATATTCACTGGCAGATAGTCGATATAGTCGGCGTTTCGAAAGTCTTTGCCGACACCTTTCATAAGCGGAAGTTGCTGAATCGGCATTTATTCGCTCCCGTTATCGCAAGGTTCCTTCCGGTGGAAGTAATTCCAACCGTTCCACTTCGCCAACTGATTACCGCTACCAACAGGCATACGGTTTGGATAACCGGACTTACATTTGGCGGCTTTTGCTCTGTCCATTGCAGACAGTTTGACGAGTCGCTCTTTCCCGTATCTGGCAGTAGTTATAAGTTTTGCAGGTGCTTCCAGCGCATAATCCGGAGCAATGCGGCAGGCAAGGTTGAAAATGACAGCATTGATAGCGTTATTTGATAAACCGTGCTCATCGCCCGGATCTGGAGCGACATCTGCTTCAGCGAAAATGTAGCCAACGTTGATACCAGGTGACGCATCACCGCCAAGCCATTCAGCCATCATCATTTCAAGGTCGTTGACGCCGTCTTCCATAGACTGCGGTTCGACATCGGTTAACGTGGCATTTGATGCAACACCGAGCTTACGTAATGCTGCAAGGACTAAATCACCCTTCGTTGTCAGGTTCATCTGCTGCCGCCTTAGGTTTTCGACCAGGCTTTTTACGCTGTTTTTCTTCTGGCTCTGGCTCTGCAACATCCTTCAAAAGCTCATCAGGATGTGAAAACCAACCAGCATCCAGATATTCCTGAAGCTCTTCGGCTTTCACGATTTCAAAGTCGTATCCAACGCCTTTCCACTTCTTCATGTCGCCATGACGAAAGATCATGTGTGTCATGCTTGTCTCCAGATAAAAAAGGGAGCCGAAGCTCCCTCTGGTTATCACGCAGTCTGGTTAGGCAGACCAACACCAATTGCCTCTGGTCGTACAGCACATGCTGAATACCACACAGCAATACGGCACTTACCAGACAGAGTGTTGATATCACCCTGCGTTGCGAAGATGCCGTTAACACCAATGCCTGGAATGCTGAAGGAAGACGTTTTCATGCCAGCAAACAGTTCATGGGTTACCGGGATCGGCTGAGACAGCAGACGGATTGAGTCATCAGCCCAGAACACGTTAGCGGTGGTTGTTGCCACGTTCAGAACGTTTACCGGAGTGGAATCAGCAAGAGAGGTGTTTACGTTAGCGTAAGCCTTCTCTTCTTTTGTCAGTGAAGAGTCATCAAGCGCAATCGGCTTCGGCGTGATTTCGATGTGAGTACCATCGATCACACGGGTGATTGAGAAAGTCGCGTCATCAGTCAGCACGTTCTTCGCCATCTGAGACAGGAATTTCACGCCAGTGAAGCTGATTTTGTCGCCGCGCTTAAATCCGGTGGTGGAGGATACGGTCACCGTTGCAACACGGTTGTCGACGTTCTCTTTGTTACCATCGGTATCAAGAGTGTATGCCTGCGGCTTAAACTTCTGCGCACCAGAAACAGTTACACCAGTAGCGGTTGACTTGGTAACTGCCGGAAGTTTCGGTGAGCGAAGAATTTCATCAAAGCCAGCAATCTGACGCTGAATAGTACCGTTGCGATACGCTTCTTCAGGAACGCGCCCGAAGATGTCACCATCTACCAGGTTGCGGCCTGCTTTGCGGTAATCGTCAGGGTTCAGGAAGTAACTGATGCCCATATCGCGGTTTAGCTCACGGGAGAACATCAGGCGCTCTGCATCAGACACAAAATCCCAGCCAGACAGGCCAGTAGATGGACCAATTGCTCGGGTATCGTGAACAACAAGTGAGCCCATTTCAGTTGCCTGTTTGGCAATTGCTGACTCAATGTTATTCGCCAGTTTTTTAGCGGATGCCTGGATGCGGCGACGGTAAGAACGCTCATCACGCAGGTCATCTGCACGAAGCTCGAAGAAATCGTTATCCGGATCGCCCATGTTGCATTTCACGGACAGTTCCAGAATACCGGTAGCGTTGCCAGTTAAATCCCAGCCAGTCTGAGTTGGCGCTTCCTGCTCAACAGGCATCCACACGGTGTTGCTTGAACGTTGCATGGATTCTGCCGGAGGGGTGTATTTTGTCACTTTAGACGCCATTGGCGTCAGGTTCTGGACGGTTTCGATGATTTCATCCAGAGCATACGTGACCAGTTGACCTTCATTTAATGCCATTATCGAATTCCTTTATTCAGTTGCGCCTTGAGCTTGCGGTATGTCTCTACATCCCCTTTGTTTGCTGCCGCTTCCATCTGCTTTTCAATCGCAGAGATATTTGCAGCAACAGCGTGTCCCTGAATGGGTTCATCAGGTAACGGGGCTTCTGAAACAGGCTTGGCTCGAGGCTTGAGAGTTAAACGTTCTGACAGTCGAGTGAGTTCAATCAGCGCGGATTGCCCGTCCATCGCCAGCAACTGGCGTGTTTTCTCAGGATTAGCACCAAGGTGATACATGAGAGCAGCGGATTTCTCCGGGAAGAGGCGCATGATGTCGGCACCGACTGCTGGCGACACCAGTTGCATGAATGCATCCTCTTTCTCCTGATAGTCAGGGATATTGAGCTTTTCCGCTGCGTCGTAGTGCTTACGGGCTGCCTCGACGTATTGCGCTGATTGCTGGGTGAACTCCTGAGTTTTGCGACCCTGCTCGGCGACAGCCTGGCTTCGTGCGTCCATGGCCTTGATCTGCCATTCACTGTTTGCCTGCTGGAAGGCAGCCAGTGCGCGGCTCTGGTCATAGTCGTACTTAGCCAGTGCATCTTCGGAAAGATAATCGTTAGGGTCTGGTTGTTTTGGTAACTCAGGGTTCACCCGCAGGTGCTCCGGCAACTCTCCACGCTTAACCGCTTCCATCTGCTGCTCAAGCTCACGCTGGCGTTTGCGTTCGATGCGGCGACGGGCAAATTCAGCATTAGTTGCCGGGTCTTGTTTTGGTTTCTCATCGTCTTTCAGGACAATCTCGAAGCCTTCTTCCTGACCTGTGTTGTCGTTGGCATTATCGACAACTAAGCCATCAGCAGATGCCGCTGCATGATTGCCGGGCAGGGTTAATTCTTCAGAAGCCTGAATGTCGGTGGTTTGGTCCATGATTAACTCTCTCTTATTGAGGTGTCTCGGCTACTCCGCCGGAGGGGATTTGAACTTGACGCATAAGATTCGCGAAATCCATGCGTTGTGAATGAGTCTGGTCTGCATCTTTAAGAAGCAGCTCAGCGTTAGCACGAGCATCTTTGCTGCGCTGTTGCTGGAATTGACCTACGAGCTTGAGGTACTCACGCAGTTCTGCCTGCTTGTCGAGGTCCATATTGTTGAAGATTTCTGCAATCTTCGCGGCGTTGAGTTGGTTTTGGGCTTCAACCTTGGCGGCTTCAACCTGAATCTGCGCCTGTTGGTTCTCTGCCTTGAGCAATTCAGCCTGACCTTGCAGAAGGATACCCTGCGCCTGAATTTGCTCTGCTGATGGCTGCTGCGGCTGTTGTTGTGCCTGCTGCACCATCTCCATCTCTTCAGGTGTTTCTGGTTTCTTCAGCCCCATCATCACCAGTTGCTTGTTCGCGTACTCTCGCATCATCTCGACGCCTTTACCGTCAAGCAGCGTGAAGTATTGCAGCATCAGCATCTGGAACTCTGGAGTACCTTGCGGAACCTTGGTGAGCAACTCCTGAATCTCTGCGCGGTTCTGTTCCTTCATACTCTGGAAGGATGGTCCGACGTCTGTATAGCACTCATAGCGACCGCGAATGTCGTTGAGTGTGACCACATTGCCGGACTGGTAATCGACAACTTGCGCATAGAGTTGAACGTCTTTCTCGCTTCCATCTTCAAGTGTCAGCGTTACATGACGAGGAACGTCATAAATATCGTTGACCATTGAGGCATAAATCTCGCCATCACGTCGCATTGCGGTAGCCAGGTTATCCTGAAACACGTATGTCTCAAGGTCTGCCCGCATGTTCAGTTGATTGACGGTATCGAAAGCGACCTGAGAGTTTGCTGCCTGCGCATCCACACCAAGACTAGCCACCTCTTTCACTGCGTTGGTGGCAGCCTCAAGCATGTAAGCGTTGGCTTGCGGCACTTCAGGGTTTTCCATGTAGGAGATTGGACCAATCGGCAGGTCGTTACCGTTTTCATCGGTCTTGTTCTGCAGATAGTACGGATAGTCATCATTTCCACCGTACATGTATTCGTAGCCTTCGATTTGCTCAGGGAAGAAGGTCGGTTTCTTCTTCGGTGAACGAGCAACAATATCGGCGTTGAATGACATGATCATGTTACGAAGGCGCTGACCGTCTTTCGTCAGCCTTACCACTCCTTCGTAGCACTCCTTGTCACCAGCGAATGACCATTCGCCATACACTGGAACGATTGGAATATGCTCTCCGGCTATCTTCTCGCGGTCTTTCAGTATCTGCGTGCAGGTGATGATCGACTTATACACACGCCGACGCTTCACCTTGCGCTCTGCTACCTTAATGAATCCACGATTAGCCAGGTCGTCGATAACGTCTTTAATATCCTGCTGGTAATAGCTGACCGGCTCACCTGTCAGCGGGTCGCGGTAGATGAAAACTTTCTCTTTCTTCTCTTCTACCTCGTAATACTCAGCGACGTAGACGACATCATTCGATACCCACGGAAACAGCCATGTATCGTTTGGATTCTGGAAAGATGGCAGCGTGTCAGGATCAATACCGTAATCCTCTGCGAACTCTTTCCAGCCATTGCGTGACAAGGCGTTAATCACCGTGCAGTGCTTAGCGTCGCTCTTATCCATCTGCTTGCTGTTGGCGTCCCATATGACGTGTGAGCAGGCCTCATGGATTGGCAGGCGTCTGATTACCTGATTGTTGCTTGTTGGGTCGTTGTCTTCGTACTGTGTGACCAGACGCCATGCACCAACGCCGGACTCTATCTGCTCACGAACGCCAACGTTAACGGCAATCTTTGCCGTGTTATGGCGCATATCAGTACGATACATCCCCATCAACACATCGGCTGCATCAGGATTAGCGCCGTCTTTTGGTCGGAAGAGAACGTCGATAGGGTTCCGGCGCATCTCTGCGACCAGTTTCCTGACCACCGGGCGAACAACATCGAATTGTCCGCGATATTGCAGGGTAGTGTAGTTTGATAGCCAGTCATCCCATTGGCTTATGCGACTGAAGTATAAATCGTTAGAAGCTTCTGTTCTCGCCTCGTCGGAAGACATCCAATCAACATCGAATGCTTGCAGTATCTTATTTAATCGCTCTGCGTTGTCAGTCATAACTTTACCGTGATAAAATCAATGGGACAACTTCAACAGGAGATTCTATTGTGAGCCATCCATCTATAGAAGATATAAGGAAAAATTTCACATACGATGCTGAAACCGGAATTTTGTACGCGGCTAATCGCACAAGGAGGACAGACCTTAACGGCAAGCCCGTTGGGTGCCAGCATGGAAACGGATACCTTGATGTAAGGCTTGGTAAAAAACTGTACTACGTGCACAGAATTTGTTTTGCGCACTACTATGGTTACTGGCCCGAAGCAGTAGATCACATAAACGGAAACCGTGCTGATAACCGCATCTGTAATCTTAGAGATGCCAATAAGCAGTTGAACGGACTAAACCGTGGCATGGATTGCGACAATTCAACTGGATACAAAGGAGTTTCCTATCGCAAGGACACAAATAACTACATGTGGCAATTTGTGGTAGAAGGCAAGAAATACACAAAAAGCGGATTCGCTACAGCATTAGATGCATACAAGCATAAGGTAGCATTTATTAACGCTCTGAATTCCGCTGCCTCTGAATTTCTCAAGCCGTAACAACAGTATCTATCTTGTTGACCGTGCGATGGGCCTGATTGGGGCTGGTATCTTTTTCTCTTTTGGTTTTTTGATGTCGCGCATCATTTTTGCGAAGCGGCGCATCATGTATGCATAGCGAACGGCGGATAGCACGTCATCGTTAAGCTTGACGATTTTCCCGTTTTCATCACGGTGATAGAGGCGGAACTCCTCAAAGAATGGCTCACAGGTGTTGAATACTTTGAAGCGACCATCGAGCATCATGTCGCGCAATTCAGTGATGCCAGGCTCCACAGCGTTACCGCCATCAGGCCATGTCGCATGCTCCTGCAACATCATAAAACCAGCGTCGGCATACTGCCCTTTGAGCTGCTCACCGCCGCCCTTCTCATGCTGGTTTCCGTCATGAGGCCATGCGGTTGGCACTTTATGCGCCCATGATTTAACGGCTCCCCAAGCCTGAACGGCTGTTTTTTCTTTCGCCTTCCACACGCGTGAAACGTAGATTGTGTCTGCATCTTTATCCCACCAAAGCTGAACATGCGCCTGCGGGTGATCCCATCCGAAATCCATCCCGCCAATTACGTAGAAGTGATCAGGACACTCGAACGGCTGACACTTAATCGTCTCTTCCGGTATCTGGAAGATTCGCCCGCTACCCATCGTAGGAATACCGCGAGCACGCGCCTCTCTCTCATGCTCAGGATAGGATGCGATGATTTGCTCTTTCTGCTCGTCGGTGTAGTGCTCAGCGTCATAGATGGTCATGTTGACCACTTTCTGAGACTTGCTGGGATCCTTCAGGAACTTGGTAACAACGTCAGACATCCCCATCAGCGGGGTAAACGTCAGAATTGAGAATTGCCCGTATTTGTTGGTACGGGTAAGCCCTTCGCCATAAATGCTGTATGGTGGTTCTTCGTCAAACCACACGCCGTGGATTGTGTCACCCTGCCAGCGAGCGCGGCCTTGCGAGTATGGTTTGAAGTAGCAGATTGAAATGCCATCTTCAACGCCATCAGCCGTGTGATGCTTAACCAGAAGATGATCAACAAGGTTCGGAAAGAAAGGAGACTTCTTCCAGCTAATGATGTCTTCTTTCGGTATGGAACCGTAGCCAGGCTCATCATTCTCTTCGATACGACCGCACAGGATGCGTTGAGTCGTTTTGGTTACAGTCTCGTTTGTCTCTCCACCAATCCAGAAGACAACAGGCTCATAGAAACGCTTACCTTTCCACTCCCCACCATATTTACCATCAGCCGGATATCCTTTTGTTCCTGGATAACGTCCGGTAAGGTGAAACGCGACTTCAGCAGCACCAGTAAATGACTTACCAAGCTGGTTACCAGCCATAAAACAGCGCTCTGGATAGTCATGCCCGGCGTCGATGAACTCACGCTGTTTGCTGTATGGCGTAAATTCATATAGCAGGTGTGTGTTCCGGTAGTTCTCTTCTTCTTCGAGTTGCTCGAGCAATTCTATTTGCTCTTCGTCGCTCAAGTTATCAAGAATCGCGTCCAGTTCCACGGTTGAGTAGCTCCTTGATACGAGAGCGCCGCTTATCGCGATCTCCCTTATCAGGTGTCACGTCTTCAACTTGCGACTGCTCTTTGAGGCCCAAATCACGGGCGATGATGTTAGCGTTGAGAAGGTCAGCGGCTGCGCCAGAGAATTTCTGGTCGTAGATGACCTGCTCTGCTCGCGTAACGACTTCAGATAAATCTTCTCGCAGGCGATATGTGCGCCATGTTTCAAGCGTCACATCAATGAACAGAGTGAGGCCGGTAATGGTCATCGCTCGCATCTTGGCGATAGGCTCTTGTATCACTTCACCCTGATACGAGAACGCCTTCATCTCCCATAGCGGGTTAGCTTCTACCCACTCGAAGTATTCACAACAAGCAGCCCACAGCGCCTCAGGCGATTCGAATTTAGGATTTCGCCCATGACTACTGCGGGCCTCCCAAAATCGATTGCCCTTTGGTGCTGCCATATTCATCTCACTTAGTTGTTATTTCAGGTTGAGGACTCTTTCGCGCCTTCAATCAGTGACTGCTTCAGCAATTCGAGTGTGCCAATCGCCTCGCATAAACTGATTTCACCATCGTAATCATGGATGGCGCTTTCCAGCCGCTCGTATAGCCCTTGAGTAATTGGGAATTTCTTCTCCTTACCCAAATTGATTACGCGACTCACATCATGCTCCGGTAGTGAACAGGTCTAACGCTTCCTTCGATTTACGCACCGCTTCGATAGTGCGGGTCGTGATATCTGAATTAGCGCCGCCTGACTGGAAGTGAATTTTGAATAGCTCAAGCTTCAGCTCGTCAGTGCCAATGAACTGAAATGCTTCCTCTGCGGCTGCGTTCTGGTTCATGACCAGTTTGTAAATCTCTAGCTGGAATTTCTGTTCTTCAGTCATGGGAATAATCTCTGCCATTGTTGGCTCCGTTTATCCGTTAAAAGGGATATCAGTTAAGTTATCCCGTGTAGGGTATAAGCCATTGTCGAGACCACTCATTGAATGGTCTCTGCAATAACCGATGTCTTTCCATCAGTCCGCCACCACAAAGAATCTTTTTTGCCATAAGGCAGGAGGTTCATCTTTCAGTGGCTGCCAGTGTTATTTCCCCCACTTACTGGCTTGGGTTGTTTCGCTGTACTGCCGTAACTGGTTTCCCAGAATAAATTCCGGTTTCATTATCAAGCCCCCCGTAGATAGGCTTTGTAATGACATCTTCAATTAATCAGCAGTTCAGGCTGTGTCACCTGCAAGATGTATTCATGCTCGACAGCCAGGACACGCTTCTCTTTCTTCCGTTCGTTCATTAACCGACTGCCGATCGTACCTTTCAGCTTTGAGCGTGTTTCTTTGATGGCGTAGCGGTGCTGCATTTCTTCGCCAATTGCCATGCGGCGGCTCAGTTGCTCTGCCATCCAGTTGAATGCTGCGATATAGCTCTCCTTGATTGCCGCAGCAGCTTTCCCGGTGAACCCCATCACAACCATGATCCAGCCATCTTTCGTCAGGCTGTACATCGGGCGAACCTTGCCCTGCTCATCGATATAATCAGCCGACGCAAAATTGCGTTGGCTAAACTCACGCGAGCAATCAGCCTTAACCTGCTCGATTTTCCTGAGAACATCACCGTGTCGCTTGCCGAAGTACTTGGCAATTTTTCTGGATGTGGTAACGACCTCTCCGTTTTTGGCTTGCACCATTTCTCGGAAGTCGAAGGCTGGAATAACTGAATGATTATTCATAGCGTCTTTACCTTTTAGAAAGTGAGCCTGTCTCACAGAAAAGCCGCCCGAGAGAGGTCGCCACCTATAACGGCATTTCTCAGGCTCGCTTACTGAAAGGCTCTCGTTAATATGCGCGTGAGATGCGCTGTGAAATTCAGATATAAAAAGCCCCGCGAATGCGAGGCTAAATCCTGGTATTTGTAATGAACTGGCTCTTATCTCAACGCAGCCCCTTACTGCGCGCCAGATGCTCAATATCAAGCATCAGCAATGAGATGTTTAATCTGGATTTACTCCAGAAGTGATCACCACCCTGTCTACAGAGCCAGATGTGAAGGATGATGAGTAAAATTATCGCTATCATCGAAGGCATTGCGTCCTGATGTATTCCTGCAAATATCCAACCTGTTTCGTCACTGTGACGATTCGCTCTCTGAGGATGAAATAATCCCGTTCAGCGGAGTCAGTAAGTCGGGGGCCGGTAGCATCGCCCAGGCCGCCGGTGATGGTCGCTCCGTTCGCGGGACATCTGGCGTTGAGGTGCAGCCCACACTTGCCAGTGCGAACACAACGCTGCAAATCATCAAGCTGCTTTTTAGCATCAGCTAAGTCCTTCGTGTATTTGGCATCCAGAGCCGCTACATCACGCTGGCGGATCTGCATGTCTTTGATGGTGGCGTTCGCCAGCTTCAACTCTCTGGCGTTTTTGTCGCGCTGCTCTTTGTAGGAGATGGCGTTATCACGGTAATGATTAACAGCCCATGACAGGCAGACGATGATGCAGATAACCAAAGCGGAGATAATCGCGGTTACTCTGCTCATTGTTGCCCCCACAAACAGACTTCACGCTCAATCTCGCGGCGAGTCATCAGCCCTTTCCATTGCTTACCGCCAGCGTATGTCCAGCGCCGTAGCTGATCACATGCGCCTTTGATATCGCCCTGGTTTATTTTGCGAAGAAGCGTCGATGTTCTGAAATTGCCAGCACCCACGTTGTAGACGAACGAGTAAAGAGCGCCGCGCGTTGTTTCCGGTATATCGACTTTGATGTACGGGTTAATTTGTCTGGCGACCGTGGCAAGGTCTTTATTCAGGAGGGCTTTGCATTCTGCTTCGGTATACGTTTTACCGAGCATGATGTCTTTTCCGGTGTGTCCGTGACATACAGTCCATACACCAACGATATCTTTATATGGTATGTAGCTGACGCCTTCCAGACCATCGTTACCACTTGGGCCAGTGATTAACACAGATGCTATAGCAATAGCCCCGCCACCAATAGCAGCAGCAACGGCTTTTCGTAATGATGGAGGCATTATTCACCTCTCGCAGCCTTTCTTCTGTCTTCTCTGATTTTGAAGTACAGATTTGTCAGATAGGTGAGAAAGCCCAACACAAGGCTTCCAAGCACTCCAATCGCAGCCCACTGTGATGGACTGACCTGATCCAACCACTGCAAAAACCAGTATCCCGCACTACCCGCGGATGTTCCGTAGGCAATGCCAGTAGAGATTTTGTCCATTGATTTCATAGCAACGCCTCCGCCAGTAACGGATTGCGTAGTTCTTATATTGGGAAGGGGAAAAAAGAAGGCCGCAGCGTAACTATCACTGATGAATTCAGGATAGCCAGTGGCTACGGCTCAGTTATGGTGCTGGTTAACGGACTTGAACCGCTACCCATTCGCTTACAAGGCGACTGCTCTACCATTAGAGCTAAACCAGCATGTTTGGCGGGACAGCGTGGACTCGAACCACGATAAGAAGGTTAACAGCCTTCCGTAATGACCTTTATACGACTGACCCAAATAAAAAAGCCACCGTTGCAACTTAAGAGTCACTAACGGCAGCTTATGCGAATAGTGTTGCTCATTTGCTCAATGATGTCAACACGTTCTATGCTACATGTTTAATTTTCTCTACACGTTTCCGGTTTTTAAACGCACTATCCAGAACCGGGTAAATCATAAACAACGAGGCATTGAGGATTTCGTCAACTTCCCGGCGACAGGTTGCGAGCGATGGTTTTTGAATGCGCCCGCCACCCCGGCATAACATCTTGCGAGGTCTTGCGACGCGATGATAGTAAGATGCAATGGCGTGCTTAGATGAACCATGAGCGTAGTAGCTGAGGAGGATGCCAAAGGCTTTCTTGTCAATATACATGACGGAATCGACGACCTGAGAAATCAACATTCCATCATCATCATTACACATTGGCCTTGTCATAACTCTTCCCGGCTCTACGCTCTCCATGAACTTCGCTATTACGCTGCTCATGCGCTTTTCCAGACGACCTGAATAAACCCATGCGCCCCACAGTTCAAGCCAGCCATTCAGCCACTCGTGCTGTTCTTTGGTGAGGTTTAGTTCTCTTATGCCCATGCAATTTCTCCCTTGTTATCTGGAATGTTTTTTACTGAGAACGTCATGCGGCCTCACTTCTGCTATTTCGCAGGTCTTTGAGTTTCTGCTGATACTCCGCCTTGATCGCCTTGCACTCTTCGAC